TTTACAAAGTTGGTACCGATGATGGTTTCGCCGGTTACTACGCCACGGTATTCACGGATAGGGTGGCCTTCTATGGTTGGAGTGGTACTTAAAATCATAACGTATGTTCTAAATAATTGAAAACTAAAAACTTATGCAGGCTGCTTTTTTCTTGTGCAGTTTTTATTCAGGTTTTTCACGATTTCGGGCGTGAAGCCAGTCGCATAGAACTCTCCCGAGCCAAGGAGCAGCCAGTATGGGTTGATGTGGTAGTCACGGACTAGGAACTGAACCCAAGACGGACGAAAGCGACCGTAGTACTCGGTAGGCTTTTCACGCAGGGACATGATGTTCCAGCGGTTGATACCATACCGGTCGGTTATTGTCTTCAGACCGCCAATGCAACCATCAGCCTTCAGGCGGTCGATGGCAGAGAAGAAACGAACTACTATATCCACATCAGCGGACATCAGATTTTTATCTTCCATATTCATTTTATCTTTTTGTAGGCACGACTGAAAACGCTTTCCAGCCTTGCCCGATGATTATTCAATCTTTGCGACCAGTCCTGCAACTGAGCCAGCGAGGGGCGAGAAGCCAGCAGTCCATCCACCTCGGAAGGGGTGAGCACTGCCAGGTATTTCTCGTAGGCGAGAAGAACGCTAAGATACTTCATTCAAACAAGAATTGCCGAGGTTGTTTCTTTCTTTTAATTTCATCAAAGCCACCTTTGGCAACATCAGCTAGACTTTTGTAGGTATAGAATGATGAGGATGGAAGAAACCCTTTTTTGTTTTCGATGGTAACACCTTCTGCGGATGGGATAAAGAGGAAACCTTCTACCTTTCCAGTTGTTACCTCGTTTCCGTCAATCGTGTCGTCAAGCCTGTAAGTCCTACCCTTTTCTTCACCTTCAAGTGAGACAAGAAATTTGAGCGTTCTTTGCAGTTCGTTTCTTCCACGAAACCTAAGATAGAAAGATTCAATCATCTTGGCTGAATTAACATTGTTTATCTGCCAGTAATACACCGTGTCTTTTTGCGGCTCAAAAACGGTGTAGCTAATAACTGGAGAAACGTCATAACTCCTAGATAAAAGTGTTTGCGAACGCACACCCACGCACGCAAGCGCAAGCACGAATAACATTATTATCTTTTTCATATTACTTTTCGTTTAAATGATTAATATTTCTTTCGTAGAACTCATTCCAAGCCTTTTTCTTGATGAAGATGAAGAAGAGAAGCAGCCCTAGGGCGACCATCAGCAGATGGAGCGGATGGCACAAGACACCGAACCCGAAGGAACGCTGGAAGTCGATGCAGAACGAAATCAGCACTCTGTAGGTAGAGAACGCTCGATGAACCCAGCAGAAGCCATAGGCAAGGCTGACGATGATCCAGGCGATGAAGCCGAAGAGCGAGCAGTCGAATATCCACTCCGTGAGTTTTACCCGAATGCCGAACGAGAGCAGGGTGCAGTGCACCAGCATCACAAACGCACCCACTGGAGGGATAATGCCTATTATCAACCTGCTGGCTTTCCATAGCCAGCTTTTACCGAGAGCGGCAAGAAGAACCTTCTCCTTCCGCTCTATGAAATCCTCATCTTTCATCGTTACTTAGAATTTTAGTTGATATTGTACCTGGAGCGAGAACTAAAGTTCACGCAGCCATTTCTGACCCGATTTAGTCTTAGACCAAATTACGAGACTGGTGCCGATAACCGCACCTATGAACATAAATAAAGTTGCTAGTTCCATAATCTAAACATTTGAATTATTATACTTCATTACATTATTAGCGAAATAAGCGAAGGCGAATGACGCTATGACACCGAAGGCAATAAAAAGGATATTATACAATCCTATCTCATCGCCAGTAATCAATGGTGAGAACCCACCAATGCCCGTTCCGCTTATAAACAGATTGGAGACACCGTACAGATACGTTGCAAGCAGCGTCCTGCGGTCGTGCTCTTTAATTAACTTACTGACCATACTTTTTCATTTTGCAAAGTTACTAAATTATTTCTGCCCGACAATGGCAAGCAGCGTTTTTACCTGACTTTGCAGGAACTCATTCTGTTCTCGCAGCAGTTTATTCTCAGCAGCCAAGGCAGCATCGCCAGCAAGCGACTGGGAGACATTGGAACTGTTCGAACCATTGACGTTTGAACCGATAACAGCCGCTTCCATCTCAGCAGGGAGTGGAGGGGCACATCTATCGATGATTTCCTTTATCTTTTGGATAAAATCAATTTTTATAGTTTTGCGACCAAGACGAGCCTGCACATTCTGTGGTGTAGTACCCAGTTCTCTAGCTACATCGCTCATTGTCAAGCCCGAACTCTTAATATACTTCTTTAATTCTTCACCGCTCATAATTGTAAATCAATTTAAAACTAATTAAAAACTTATTAAAAACAACCACAAAACAATTGTTTTTCAATTTTCTTTTTGTATTTTTGCAACCGAATTACAGAACGAGTTTAAAAACTCTTTTGCAAAGATAAGGAAAATAATTTAAAATACAAATAAAAATGGGAGAAAATTTTAATTACGATTTCAGAACCCCACTGCAGAAGCAGCAGGACGAAAGAAAGAAGAACATCATAGCGATGTTTGCAGATTTCCGAGCAAAAGCACCTGCCGAGACCTCAGACAGCAGAATTATGCTCGCAGTATCACAGCGTGTTGGTTGCACCCAGCAAAACGTGCGTGTTATCCTCATCAAGGCTGGAGTTATTACACCCAAGAAGAGACGTGCAGCCGTACGCAAGTAATCAAGTGGAACCATTAAACATTCAGAGCGTATGAAGAAGTTTATCGAGATTATCACAAGTGACGAAGTAATAAGCCTGGCAGTTGCCATCGTATTAGTAACTTTAATCTTTTGGAGGGCTTAGTTATGACGAACGTAGAACCAAAGGTAGCGGATGCAGGCAGATACACCATGACAGAGACCTGCAAGGTGCTGGGCATCCATCGCAACACCCTGCGCAGATGGTTGCAGGCTGGTAAGATTAAGGTCAAGTTCCGCAGAATCGACAACCGCAAGGTTTTCGAGGGCAGCGAGATTAAAAAAGTCTGGAGGATTGCCCTATGATGAATGCCTACGAAAAAGCGAAGCAGCTTACCGCCAAGTGGGAGCAGGAGCGGAAGGACAACAAGCGACTGGCAACCATGAAGGAAGCGGAAAGACGCATTCAGGTAAGGGAGTTCGACAATATGCTTTGTCTTTCACTAGACGGAGTTCCGGTGCTCCCGATGAGCGAGTTCAACAAGCAGACGCTTGCAGACGCACGTCTGACATTCTTCAACTATTTAAACAGACGGTAAGAGCGTATGGAACCAAGAATTATCAAACAATGCGAAGAGGCAATGTACGATGCCATCTGGATGGAGTTAGACCGTGATCCACAGCGACCAGCGGTTGCAAGGGTAGACATCAAGACCAAGGCAGGCAACATCTGCGTATGGTGCGACAGAACCGGGAACACAGCGGTCGTTTCTCACAAGAATAACAACAACGACAGCGAGCGGCTGGAGGAAGCCATCGAGTGCTGCGTCAACTATCAAGACGTGATGGACGACTGGCTGGAAGAGAAGAGCCAATACGCAGACCAAGACCAGATGGACGCCTTCGAGGAAAGCAGGCTCGACAGCCTTATGGCTCAACTGGTTTGACCACAAAATGTTAAACAATTATTATATGGTTCCCTGCAGCGGCAGGGCAAAGGGCGCACGCAAAACTCATTTTTCAAGGTTATCTAATTAGTTGTTTTTACCATGCAATATGCGGAAACGACAGCGTGCGCCCTGCAACGGAAGGGCATCCCTCGGCAGCTGGCAAGGGGGGGTAAGTTTTGGCAGTCAACTGGGGTTCGAATCCCCAGCCTTCCACTAGAGTTAATGAACAATAAGTTGAACAATAAAAAGAACGAATTATGGAAAATGAAATTATCAATGTGAGCGGTGGCGAAATGCTGGAAGCTATCAACCGCTCGGAGATTGACGGACAGATTGCCACAGCGCACAAGTTCCCTCGAGACATCATGCAGTGCAAGCAGAATATGGTAGCATTGGCAGCCATGGACGATGATGTAGCCTACAACTGCTTCTATCACCTCGAACGACAAGGTAAGGACGGAAAGACAACAGTAATCGAGGGTCCGAGTGTCCGATTTACAGAAATCATTTCTGCATGCTGGAAGAACCTGCGCATCGCTGGACGCATCATCGCAAACGATGGCAAGACCATCACGGCACAAGGCGTCTGCCACGACCTAGAGAGCAATGTTGCCTACTCTACCGAAGTGAAGCGCAGCATTCTGACATCGAAAGGCTACACTTACTCGCAGGACATGCAGGTGGTAGTTGGCAATGCAGCCGTGGCCATCGCACAGCGCAATGCAATCTGCAAGGTCGTGCCGCAGGTATTGATTGCAAGCGTGGTGAAGGAAGTGCAGGCAAAGGCACTGGAGCACATCAAGCAGACTGGCGTACAGAGCCAGTGGAAGAACTGCGTAGCCTGCTTCCAAGTGTACCAGGTAACAGACCTTATGTTGCTTGACTACATCGGGAAGAAATCAGCCGAGGAAGTCACGGCAGAGGATATTCAGAAGCTGGCCGGTGTGTACAACGCCATCAAGGAAGGTACGACCACAGTAGAGGAGAGCTTCAAGAAGCCAAAGCAGCAGGAAGCCATCGCACAGCAGGCGCAGGCAGCAGCAGAGAGTGCACAGAAGAAGGCAGAGAAGGCAATGAGCCGCAGCCAAGGCAAGACTGGCACAGCAGCGAAAAAGTAGTTTAGTTTATAAAGTTATAACGTTTGCCCGAACCGCCACGGCACAACCTATGGGGTGGGCTCCCATCATAACCTACCAAGGGAAGCCGTGGCAACTATTAAACATTCAGTAAAATTATGGCAGAAAAAGAAAACAAACAGAGACACAAGAGCACCATCGACAAGTACTTTGACAGAACCGCCAAGGCATACAAGACATGGGTCGAGGAAAACGAGGAAGAAAGAAATTTTCTACAGATTGCAGCAGAAGATAATGGGGATGTAAGCGAAGAAGGTGGAAAAGGCTTCGATTTCCATATTGCCTATTCCGGAAAAGCCGATGTCCTCGCAAGTGGGCTTGTGCATTCAATGAAGAGGGATGAATTCGTTCGTCAGCTTATCATTGGAGCAGCGAAAATGTATTATACCGCAAACATAAAAATAAAAGACAATGAAGCAGATAATTAAATATAAAAGCAGAGAGGAGTGGTTGCAGAACCGCTCAAAGGGAATAGGCGCATCAGAGGCAGGTACAGTACTGGGACTGAATCCATGGGAGACACCATACCAGCTGTGGAGACGCAAGAAGGGTATTGACCCACCAAAGGTTGAGAACTTTGCGATGGTTGCAGGACACCTGCTGGAGGATGCCGTGGCGCAGTTCTTCAAGCGAGAGAGCCACTGCCACATCATCAAGGCATCGACTGACGACTACACCATCACGAACACCGATACTCCGTATCTGCGTGTATCTCCTGACCGCACCTTCTGGAGAACCGGGGCAACGCACAACGAAGCGAGCAAGAGCATCCTCGAATGCAAGACCACGCAGATGCAGATAGATGCAGACGACCTTCCGAAACATTGGTTCTGCCAGCTACAGATGAACCTCGGAGTTGGCGAATACAAGGATGGAGCACTTGCCTGGCTGACAGCAGGCAGGGAGTTCGGCTACCGTGACATCGACTTCGACCCCGAATTCTTCGGATGGATGAGGGACGAGATAACCAAGTTCTGGCTTGACTACATCGTGGGCAACCAAGAGCCGCCAGCCTACAGCGCACAAGACGTTCTTCTGAAGTCACCTCTACATGTAGCTGGCAAGGAAGTGACCGCAACGAAGGAGATACTCGAACAGATTGCTAGGCTCAAGGAACTCAAAGTTCAGAACAAGAAACTGGAGACCGAGCAGGATGAGATTGAGGACAACTTGAAGCTGTTCTTCGGGGACGCAGAGAGCATCGTGGACGGAAACGGAAAGATGCTGGCAACGTGGAAAGCACCGAAGGCAAGCGAGAAGTTCGATGCCAAGGCTTTTCAGGCAGACCATCCTAAAGCGTGCGCCAAGTACATCAAGCAGGTGCAGGGAGCAAGAAGGCTACTCATCAAGTAAAGGCAGGGCTTATGGCTAGCGTTCCTATATCAAAAACCGACCTAAGGAATATAATTTCCCAACTGGAGAATTATATTTCCCTAGGTGGGGAAGTGACAGCACCGACCGACACAAGCCAGCGGAACAAAATCCGGATGGCTACAGTCTTAAAACGGAAGCTGGAAAAGAAATTATCATTATCAGAATAAAGCATCATGAACGATTCATTCATCTTATACACATCATACTACGCTCTTATCGAGGGGCTGACCGATGAACAACTCGGGCAACTGACGAGAGCGATATTTCTCTACGCAAGGGATGGGGAGACTATCAGTCTCGAACCAGTCGTGCGTATGGCTTTCGGTTTTATCGTTGACGATATGAAACGGAATAAAGCCAAGTACGAAGAGAAGGTAGAACGATGGCGAGCCAATGGCAAAAAGGGTGGCAGACCAAGAAAAAACCAAGAGGATAAACAAAAACCAATTGGTTTAGATAAAAACCAAGAGGTTTCAGAAATAACCAAACAAAACCAAGAGGTTTTTTCAAAAACCTTATATGATAATGATAATGTATATGTAAATGATAATGTTTATGATAATGTAGATGTTAATGATGTTTCTAAAGAAACAGATAATAAACCTTCTAAAGAAGGTATTCAGAGTGCATCGGTCAAGCCCGAAGCACCCGGTGGCGGCAAGGTTTCGAAATCTCAAAAGATAGACTATGCTGCCGTCAAGGAATACTGGAACCGCAAGCATGATGAGACGAAGAGTGCGATGCCGCCTATTACGCTCATGACCGAGAACCGAAAGGTGATGGTCAAGGCAAGGGTTCGTCAATGCAAGGGAGACGTGAAAACTCTGTACCGGGTAATTGACATTGCGATGGCATCTGACTTCATGAACGGCAATAATAAGCATGGCTGGCTCGGAAAGTTTGATTGGATATTCGGTAATGAGCAGAATTTCGCAAAGGTGCTGGAAGGCAACTTCAACAACGAGCCAGCCACAAGCCAGCAGCCGCAATCGGCAGCAGCCATGGCGCAGGATCCAGCGGCAACGGCAAGACCGAGCATCGGGGAACTCTACGAGCAAGCCAAGCACCAGAAGCCAGCGAGCCAGCAGAGCCAAGACAGCAAGTTCAGATGGGTAATCCAGCAGAACCTTGCAGACTTGAAGAAGAACCCGAACAACAAGCCTGCCAAGGATTCGCTGACAAGATACTACGAACGTGGAGTTCTGCAGCGGCTGGGTATCGACTGGAAGCCCGAAAAATAACGAATGAGAACATAAAATAGGAGATATAAATATGATACAAAAGCAAACATGGAATGACGAAATCAGAATTTTAATAACTGATGAAGAAAATCTTGGTTCTGTTCAAATATCCATTCCATTATATGTTAGTGATATTTTCGGCAAAGCTGATGCTCTAATATATTCACTCTTTGTAGATAAAAATCATAGAAGAAATGGTGTTGCACAACGCCTATTGCAACTAGCAGAACAACAAGCTAAGCTGAATGGAGTGAAGACCATTGGACTAGAATTTAATAAAGATGAATCTGATAGTTTTGTTCTAGATTGGTATCTCAGTAATGGTTACAAACCATTTAATAAGGAAAGTAATTTATTAATTAAGAAGTTATAAGATACTGATAAGGATATAATATGAAAGAAAAATTAATAGCCCACGAATGAGGGCAAAATCAGCCGCTCTGAGCCGTTTTTACGCTTCGGGCGGTAAATTATAAGGCAAACAGATTTTAAACGCTTAAAACAAAAGAATTATGGCAGAATACAATAATCAGAGCATTGACATCGACCTTGAGGAAATGTTCAACGGTCTATCGAATGAAGATAAAGAGGAATTTTTGATTGACATGTTCAGCAACTTATATGACGAAGACAGCAAAAGTACTGTTGTAAATGACAATATGCTGAATCTTGAAAACGATTCTGTTACCTACATCATTACTGAAGCCTTCGATAGAATGAACAGTTATGACAAAGAAGATATTGCCGAGCGCATCGCAGACGCACTGACATCTGAGCAGCGTGAAGCACTTGTCGAGCACATCAAGGAGGGATAGATATGAAGAAAATCAAAAGTAAGAAAGTTCAGGACTATGTTATGAACGACATGGTGTTTAAGGTTGATATGCCAAGGCTATTGAAAGAGATAGCAGAGTGTTCGAAAAGCACCCCTTATCCTGTGACTTTTACGATTATGGCACGTGTGCTTGAAATACTTGCAGAAAGGGCTGTTGAAATAGATGACCCTGCGTTAAACATCATTATGATGCATCTTGGACTTTACGAAGGGGTGCATGATAAGAACGCAAGTAAGGTTATATCTAGATTACGCAAGTTAATTACTGATAATCAAAAATCGGGGGAATAGCCATGAATGAATTATTTTTCCACGAATGCAGAGCCGCAGGGCTCGTCTTCAAGACATCGAACGATTGGTGCAAGTGGCTGACCGAAAACAGCTACGACATCAAGAAGCCGGTCGCAGAGCACGAAGGCTTCAAGTACAACATCTACGATGTTTGCATCAATCCGCACGTAATCGAGTATGCCGCAGAGGGTGCAGACAACTGGGGATGGAAGGTAATGACCGCCAATACACAGTTCGGCTGGATATGGGGCTACAGCATTCAGAAGGGAAAGCATTGGTACGACAGCCCGGTAGGCTACCCGAGTAGATATGACACTCTCAACATCTTCTACGGTAATGAGAAAGAAGCGGAGTACGATGCCCTGACCTGCATTATCAGAGACCTCGAGAAGAATGCTGGAACCAAGAACACCAACCTCCTTCTCTGGGCGGCTAAGAAGAAGCGGGCAGACATCATTCATCCGCAACAAGAACTTTTTAAATAGTTATCATAAACCGTATTAGCTATGTACAGAGTTGATATAAAACTGGTCCGTGAGTGTGGTCTTCATCATCTGTCAGTTGACAACAGAGACATCTGGCTGGCAGATGATGAGGTAAAGGCACTTGAATGTATCCTCAAAGATTACAATGCGGACACGAACAATTTTAAACGCAGATAAGAAATGAAGAAGATAGAAATCATCACAGACGAACACCGACATCACGTATACATCGGCAACACCGATTTCTGGCTCGATACCAAGGAACTGCTGGAACTTTATTTTAAACTCGGACGAGTGAAGTTATAAACAATAAAAAACATTCAGACAATGGAACAGAAAGATATTGATATTTTTGAGATTCTCAAAAATGAAGAGTACGGTACAGAGTTGTACACACCTAAATGCGGAAGGGTGTGGCACAGTGGAATGGCAAACGACAAGGACAGTGCGAAAGCAATCTGGACTGAGGACGAAGCCGGAAGAGAACACTTTTTCGACAAGAACGGAAAAATCTATAAAGAAGGAGAAATTCTGCTCTTCCCTTCGAAACAAATGAGAGACTGGAGCAAGTTCTTCAAGAAGGGAGACGTGCTGGAGTACAAGAAAGAAAACAATCAAGCCACTTGCTTATTCGACAGTTACGAGGATGATAAGACGAAATTGCGCTTTACCGGACTATACACGTTGACGAAAGGTAAAATCTGGGATACCCCTACGAGCTGGGATATACACGATTGGGTCAAGAGCGACCATCCTGCCGAATATATCAAGACCATTGAAGAGCGGCTCGGTGGAAAGCTGAACCGGGAAACACTGGAGATTGAGAAGCCAGTGAAACTTACGTTTGAAATTGGCAAACTCTATGTTTTCAGAGAGGAAGACGAAGACGGAGAGCTGGCAATCATCGGCAGGCTCATTGCCAAGAACGAAAGCGAAGATACGCTGACATTCGGCAACCAGTACGAAATCGAGACCGAGAAGTTCGTGACCGACCAAGCCTTCGACCTGCGTATCAGCGTTAACAAGGAACTTCGAGAAGCGACAGAGCTCGAAGTAGAACTGTTCAACAAGCATTATGCCATCTGGAAGAAAGAGAAGGAAGCGAAGGAGCAGCCAGCCTTCAAGCCTTTCGACAAGGTGCTGGTGAGGGATGGAAAAGAATACGAGTGGTTTCCAGCGTTATTTGTTCGTGACCGTGGTGAGGGAGCAAATTATAGATATAAAGTCTTGCCTCTCCGCAGCGGAAAATCATCGGAATACTCCTGCTGTATCCCATACGAGGGAAATGAGAACCTCATATTCACTGACCACGACACCGAGGATTTACCATTCTAAAGAGCGTATGGCGAGTGAATTATGTAAGGCTTGCGATGCCGGGCGAAACTGCATAAATGGCATCTATTGCCCGGCACGCAAGCAATATGTAGAACATCAGGTAATACTTGAATGCAATGAGCGATTTCGCAACAAGGGAGAAGAACAGAACGTACTACCAAGAGCACCGGGAACAGATCCTCAGAGCCACGAAGGAATGGCGAAAGAGAAACCGGGAAAAGTACCGGGCGTATCAGAAAGAGTACTGGAGTAAGCACTACCGGAACTACGGTACCAAGAACCGGGTAGCCGACAGAGCGATGCGTGAAAGGAAGAAGCCGGACGTAGAGAAGGCTCTTTCCATGTTCAAGAATCCGCAGCAGGCAGCGCATCTGGCATGGCTGCTCGAGAACAAAAAGAATAATCGGTCGTGAGTTCAATAATAGAGTTATTAACCAGCGAGGACAGAAGGAGATAGGCTCTCCTATCAGAACAAATAACTTATAACATCTTGAAATTAAGATATGAGAGCCGGAAACGCATCTCCCGAAGTCTGACAACAAACAAAGAAAGCGAGGTGGTACATGAAGAAGTAAGAAAAAGAAATCGTTAGAAATTATGCTTTTGTTCATTCGGCTGGCGGTGGAAGAAGGAAGAACCCTGCAACATATACATTCATTAAGTTATTCATTTATTTTGCAAGCGCAGGCGCAACTTCCGGAATCCCTGCCAGCTTTCTCTATCGCAACCAAAAAGAAGGGAAAGAAAGGGGTAGGGGAAAGATAGGGATAATAACGCATGTGTGCACGTATATGCGCACGTAAAGGGTGTTGGATAATAAACTACACCAGCAAAACAAAATAAACGCTTATGCGTGAAATTTAAACAAAATAATTACTTTAAAGAAAAAATGGAAAAAGGAACAGTTATAATCGGAATCGACCCCGACAATCAGGAAAGCGGAGTTGGAGCAGTCTTTGACGACAAGAAGTTTCTAGCCTACAAGATGAATTTTCCTTCATTGATAGATTACCTCAAGGCTATGAACGAGAGTTGCAAAAAGATTAAGGTCGTTATTGAAGGCGGCTGGCTCAACAAGAGCAACTGGCATGTGCTTAATCGGTTCATGACAGCAGTCAAGGCAGCAGCAATCGGACGCTCTACCGGAATGAACCATCAGACCGGAATTTTGATTGTCGAGTGCTGCAAACACTACAATATCCCCTGCGAAATCATCAAGCCACTGAAGAAGTGCTGGAAGGGTAAAGACGGAAAAATCACGCAGGATGAAATTGCTTATTTTGTAAGCGCAGGAGAGAAAATGCCGAGAATGAACCAAGACCAGAGAGACGCACTTCTCCTCGCATGGGTCTGTGCAGGATACCCGGTCAGAGTGAAGCCGAAGAAACCGCAGACAACCCTGCAGAAGACCATCCGAGCCTTTGACGGATAAGATAAAAACGAAGTGTTGGAAAAAGTTAAAAGTGTACAAAGGACGAACAACTAAAGCAAAAAAGTCGTATCTTTGCGCCAGTGTTTATCAGATAAGCATAAATTTCGAACTTAAAACAAGAAGAAAATGAAAACAGAAGAAATCGCACTATCGAGGGTCAGCGAGAATGAGGCGAACCCTAGAGAGATAAGTCAAGCGAACTTTCAGAAGCTTGTGCAGAGCATCATTGTGTTCCCAAGAATGTTGACCCTGCGCCCGATTGTTGTTGATGAGACCTTCCACGCATTGGGTGGCAACATGAGACTGAAAGCCTTGCAGCACATTGTCACGATGGACGAAGCAAGCATTCAAGTAAAGCTGGATGCAGAGCAGCGTCTTTCCGATGAGGAGCAATCCGCATTGATGGAGTATTGGCAGGGATGGCAGCAGCAGCCAACAGTAACCGTGGTGAGCGCATCAGACTTGACAGAAGCACAGAAGCAGGAGTTTATGATTAAAGACAACCTATCCTTCGGCAACTGGGACTTCAACGACCTTGCGAACAGATGGGACAGCGCACAGCTTCAGAACTGGGGTATGCCAGTCTGGAACCCAGCACCAGTGGAAGCAAGCAGCACAAGCAAGTGCAAGAAGAAAGGCAAGGACGACCAAGAGGGCGACCCATTCGCAGGGGAACTACCTCCTGAAATCGAAGGTCAAGACTTAACTCCTGACGACTTGCCAACGATAATGGGCGATGGCGTTTTGCCACGTGAGAACGTAATCATTCACTACAAGCCAGCCGATGAGCCATTCCTTGCCAAGTTGCTGGGAGTTGATCATATCGACCGCATCGTCTGGAACTTTGATGAACTGAAACCAAGACAAGAAGGAAAGGAGGAAGACAATGGAGAAGAATAAAATCGAGAACATCAACCTGCACGACCTGGTGGAGAACCAAGACAACCCACGCAGCATTGAGCCACAGCAGATGCAGAAACTCGTTGAGAGTATTCTGACGTTTCCAAAGATGTTGCAGATGAGACCAATCGTCTGTAATGAGAACCGAGTTATCCTCGGAGGAAACATGCGCTTCCGTGCCCTGCTCAACATCGAGCAGATGGAAGACGAAGCTATCAAGAACGCAATAGAGACCGTTGCCGTGAAACTGACCGATGGAGAGAAGCAGCAGCTTTGCAGCCACTGGGAGAAGTGGAAGGCAGAACCAAAGGTCGAGGTCGTTATTGCTGACAGCCTATCCGATGAAGAGACGGACGAGTTCATCATCAAGGATAACGTCTATTTTGGCAGCTGGGACGAAGAGAAGCTAAAGGGAGCATTTGATGTGGACGATATGCAGCGATGGGGATTGAACCCCTGGGAAATCCAGCAGGAAGCCACGACCTACGAACCAGCAGAGGACGAAGAGCAGCGCATCATCATCGTATACCGCAGCGAGGACGCACAAGCCGTGGCAGATATGCTGGGACTTGACGCAATCGAGAAGCGCAACTTTGATGTGGACGAACTCAAAGAAAAAACCGAATAGTCGGAAATTTAGCGTTTAAGTCGGAGAAACGTTTGAAATGGATAAACTATCCGCTCTGAACAATTCAATCCGGCAGAGACGAAATTTAACAAAAATAACTCGAATATGAGAAAGACTTGTGTTTTTATCATTGGAACCAACGCCAGCGGAAAGAGCACCGTCGCCCGAAAGCTGATAGAAAGCTTTGGTGGCATTGAGAGCTACAAGGACGGAATAAGCAGCACCCAGCAGGGAGTTGCATTTGCAGGGCGATACGATGTTAAGTACGGAGGTGTTGACAATCTGAACGGTACGACCATACTTCGGGACATCGTGAAGAAGGCACTGGAGAGCACCGACTGCATCATTTGCGAAGGGATGAGACTTAAATGCTGGGGTCCGAACTTGACGCACGCAATGTTCAATGCGGACAGACAGATTGTAATCTTCTTATACGCACCACTGGAAGAAATCCAAAAAAGGCTCGCAGAACGGTCGAACGGAACGTTGAGCAAGGACATTATCCGGGGACAGCGAGAATCGGCACACTCGGCAAAGAAATGGCAAACTGCGGGGTGTGACGTTGTAGCGATAGACACCACGAAGCAGACAGCAGACCAAATCGCAGACTTTATCATCAACAAAATAAATTCATGAGGATATGGCAGAACATTATGGCAACACGCCAAGAATAACATACGAGTTTCCCGACTGCTCAATGCCAATGGCTTTTGATACTTACAATAATTGCAGCTTTGGCTGTATGTATTGCTTTGCTCAGAACCAGCGAGGTATTGGCAGCAAGAAGAAGGAATACCTGCACAAGGAGGTTAAAGACGTGAGCGTTGAGCGCATCAAACGAATGTTCATTGACCCCGACAAGCACGGTGGAGACTTTGCGCCATACATCAAGGCTCGCAAGGTTATGCAGTGGGGAAGCATGAGCGACCAGTTCGACAACTTCGAACGTAAGTACGGAACGACACTGGAACTTTTGCGCTTCTTCAAGGATATAGACTATCCGCTTTGCTTCTCGACCAAGGGAGCATGGTTCACCAAGGATGAGCGATACATGGACTTGATCAGAGGGCAGAAGAACTGGAACTTCAAGTTCTCAATCATCACCAGCGATGCAGAGAAGGCTAGAGTGATAGAGCGAGGGGTGGAAAGCCCACAAGCAAGACTGGAAGCCATCGAGCGCATCGCCAATGCAGGAGCAGGAGGTGCAACGCTGAGACTGAGACCCTTCATCATCGGAGTGAGCACGCCAACGTACCTCGACCTTATCAAGGAAGCATTCAACAGAGGGGCTACAGCTTTGAGCACTGAATTCTTCTGTCTGGAAACGAGAAGCCCGACATTGAGGGAATTGTTGCCTACCATCAGCAAGATGGCAGGTTTCGACATTCTCGCATTCTACAAGAAGTACAGCGTACAGTCCGGCTATCTGAGACTTAACCGCAAGGTTAAAGAACCGTTCTTCAGGAATATGAAGGAACTGTGCGACCAGCTGGGAATGCGCTTTTATGTATCGGACGCACACTTCAAGGAACTTTGCCACAACGGAAGTTGCTGCGGATTGCCGCCAACATGGAACTACAGCAGGGGGCAGATGTGCGAAGCACTGAACATTTGCAAGCGCAAGGGATACGTGAGGTGGAGCGACATCAAGCTGGATGCAGAGAACCTTTTGAGGGCGAGACTGGAGAAGGCGATGAACCTGGGAACAAGAGAGAAGTACTCGAAGTATTACACGATGAGCGCAGCCGACTACATGAAGTGGTGCTGGAACAATCCGCAGGCAGCGCACTCGCCATACAAGATGTTCGAAGGGGCAATGTTGCCAGCTGACGAACGAGACAGAGAGGGAAACATCGTATACAAGTACAACGGAGCGAAATTTTAAATCAAGAATCGTATGCCACAAGGTAATAACAACAAACATCGAGCGCAGAAAATCGACATCGAGAACCGCCTGCAGATTATCGCACCATTATACCGCAAAGGGTGGACGGAGCGAGAAATCACGGCAGAGGTGAGGAAACGGCTCGACAGACCGAAATACAATCAAGCGCACTGCGACATTCAGCGGTTATTAAAGGAGTGGAGGGAAGAGAGACTGACCGACACGGACGAAAAGATAACAAGCGAGGTGGCAAGGTTGAAACTGGTGATACGTGAAGCCTGGGACGCATGGGAGAAATCCAAAGCGGACTATAACAGCAAGACACAGACACAAGTCGGACTGCCTAACAAGGATCCAGACACTGGGTTGGTAACGATGGATACCGTCAAGGCGATAATGTTCGATGCTGAGAAGCGAGGACTAGGAGACCCAAGGTATCTTGACATCATCCTAAAGGCTGAGACGCAGATTTGCAAGCTGCTCGGACTTGATAAGGTCGTGCTCGATTTGAACGCAGGATTCCAAGGCGGCATCGAGGTACGATACATCAACTCGGGACACCAGTGTGCATCCAGCGAGCAGGAAGTAATCGAGCGTGAAGGGTTGGATAAAGAATAATTTTTTACCATAATTTTGTTTTAAGTTTTATTGTTTGAAAGAATGGCACTATTTGACGTTATTGGTGAACTTTATGAACCGAATGCGGACGTGAAGCCAAGGTTTCTCGTAAACCAAGGAGGCACGTCCTCGGGGAAGACATACACCATCATGCAGCGTCTTATAGTGCTTTCTTTTGAGCACCCAAGGGTGATTATCACGGTGTGCGGTCAAGACCTTCCGAACCTAAAGGTGGGAGCCATGCGAGACCTCGACACCATCCTGCACACAAGGGCAGAGTTGCTGGACTGGTTCAAGAACAACAAGAGCGACAGCAGCTACCGAGGAAAGAACGGCTCAATCATCGAGTTCAAGAGTTACCAAGATGCGCAGGATGCGAAGAACGGTAAGCGAGACTATCTGTTTGTTAACGAGGCGAACGGTGTGCCATACGAAGTGTTTTGGCAGCTTGCCATCCGAACACGTAAGCAGGTATTCATCGACTACAACCCAAGTGCAAGATTTTGGGTGCACAACAACATCATCGGCAGGGATGATTGCAGATTAATCCTGAGCGACCACCGAAACAACCGATTCCTGACTGAGCAGGAACACAAGAAAATTGAAGAGATTGACGACCCCGAACTGTGGCGAGTTTATGCAAGAGGATTGACCGGAAAGATAACCGGGCTTATCTTCACCAACTGGGGCATCGTTGACAAGCTGCCACCAAGGGAGGAGTGGAAGATGGAATGCAGGGGTATGGACTTCGGATTCACCAACGATCCAACTGCGCTGGAGCACGTTATATTGGCGCACGGAGAGTTATGGGTGGACGAAGAAATCTACCAGCCTGGAATGACGAACGATGACATCGCAGACCGATGCAAGGAACAAGGACGGACGAAACGAGACCTTATCATTGCGGATTCGGCAGAGCCTAAGAGCATTCAGGAGATACACAACCGAGGGCTGTGGATAATCGGCAGCACCAAGGGAGCGGACAGTATCAACAACGGAATCGACATTCTCAAGCGTTTCCGCATCAACATAACCAGACGCAGCCACGGCATCATCGGGAACATGCAGCAATACAAGTGGAAGAAGTCAAGGGATGGAGAGACAACGAACCAGCCTATAGACGCATTTAACCACGGCATAGACGCAATACGATACGTAGCCTTGAAGAAGTTATCCGTAGCAAGCCACGGAACGGCTAGGGCGCACGTATTAAGGCAAAGATAACGACAAAAAATATAAAGCGTATGGATAATAACACGACATTCAAGTACTGGCTGGCAGTTGCTCGGCACACCAGCTACAAAATCGGCAAGCAGCCACGACCTGCATTTGTCGGAGGAAAACAAGTGCCCGGCAATCTCAACCAGCTATCAATCGGACAGCTGATTGACCTTTCCCAGCTATCAGACAGCGAAGAAAGTCTGTATCAGATAGTGACAACCGTCCTCGGTCTGAGCCACAAGGAAGTGGAGCAGGCTAGGGCGGTTGATGTCGTTATGCTCATCGGCTGGGTAACAGCAGAGGTCGAGCGCATCAACAAGCTCTTCGAGAGCACAGACACAGCGAAGCCAACGAGACTGGAGAAGGAGGCAGGCATCGATACCCTGCGGTTCGGTCTGTTCGGCATGTTGGACTGGTATGCGGTAAGAATGGGCATCAGCGACCACGACCAAGTTCTGAAAACACCATGGCTTCGCATCTACAAGTGCATGGAAATGGACAACAAGAGAAGCGTGTACGAGCGGAACCTGCAGAAGTTGCAGGCAGAGGAAATGAAACGTAAATCTAGATAATTATGGCAACAATAATGGAAACATTAAAGCAGTTGGCAGCAGACACGCTGCCAGACTACACCTACCTATTCGAAGACTGGGACACAGCAGACACCAAGCTGGAGAAACTGAGCTATCCGGCAATCGTCTGCATCATCCCAGCCAGCGGCACGACAGAGATACGCAACGGCAGAGTGTACGACACCGTAAACATTGCCCTGGCTTATCTCGACACCGTACCGAGAGCAGCGGAAGGAGAAGACAACGGAGAGTGCATCGACCGAATGAAGGTGGCAGGGGCAAGGATGATACGAGCCATCAATCAGTCACGCCAGTTCGAACCATTGGAAGGGCAGCAGTACTACGAGACCATCATCGAGCGTTTGAGCACGATCGTGTCGGGCGTAATGTACTCCCTGCAACTGACACAGAGCATAGGAGGGTGTGAGGTATGAGCAAGGGAGGCATACAATTCGACCCCAAGGCGGCATCGCTCATCATGCGTGAGGAAGTGGAGAGAGCACGGCAGCTTATCATCAACCACATTCGTATCAACGGACAGAACGCATCAGGGCGAACGATAGCTAGCCTAAAGGTGGAGCAGCCCAGCGAGGAAGAAACCATCCTTTGGGGACACAAGCCATTCGGAGTACTCGAGACCGGACGAAGGGCAGGAAAGATACCATACGGCTTCCGTAGCATCATCCGGCAGTGGATGAAAGACAAGGGACTGCACGGCAGACCTATCCCCTACAAGACCGACCGGGCACACAAGTACACTCCACAAGAACGTGGCGACATGAGCATGGCAGGAGCCATCGCCCACACCATCGCCAGCAAGGGTTCTAAACTGCACCGGACGGGCGGCAGGGCTGACGTATACAGCAACGTTGTGCCCGACACGATGAAGCGGCTCGGGCAGCGACTTATTTTCTTAATCCACCAGTCGGTGGGAAGTATCAAACTAAACAATGAGACGGTATGAGACAGACAGTGAACAACGGATATTCTTTTTTTTACCCCGATGAAGTATACTTTGCATTTTTGCCTTGCATTATCAAAGCAAGTGGAAGTAACCTTTCGTGGATTGAGGTAATAATCAGATGTGGCAACAAGGAACGAGCCTACAATGTGGAGGCGTTCAACGGTGAGTGCATAACAGACTTCAAGACATACGTGCAAGCTCTTTTTGACGGACGTATCAATGCAGCCTATGATTGGACAATAAGCTATGACCCCAGCGTTCTAAACATTCTCGTGGGTATCGAGGTCAACGCATACGATGCCGGAAACGTACAGCTTGCGAGCATCGATTTCACTACGAACATGGTTTGGGGCGCACCAAAGTATGGGGAGACGTGGAACGGCTACAAACGGCTTACATGGTTTACTCATTATCCGTTCTCCTTTGGCATATACTTAAGCAAGTTGAACACCAAACTACTAATCGGTTACGAGGGAGCACCCAATAAGCTACTGGAGATTCCGACTTACGGTATGATGGACTTCAACGCAAACACATTGCCGAGTGGTGCAAAATACTGGAACATATACGATTATGATGGAGAGATTCAGCAGGGAACGTTTGACAATACTTTCGACCTTACTTTCAGATTAACCACCGGAGGTAAGCAGTCACTATTGTTACGCATCGACAGAGACGATGCTGAGAGTGGTATCTATCTGCGTTGGATTGACCGGCACGGATTCATCCGCTATTGGCTCTTTGCGGCTGGGGAGGAAACGAGGGAGATAGCCAGCGACCTGAGTTTCATACGCAACAATTTAGCCGATTATCTATACGGCTACTATGGCGATAATGGAAGAAGGCAGGGATACGAGCGTACGGATTCAATCAAACTTTGTGCTCCGTTGGTTGACAGTGATACGTTCGACATGCTACAAGACCTAGCCAGCAGCCCAGTCGTAGACATGTACCTAGGGGGAGACTGGACGCAAGAGGAAGACCAGTGGATGAGCGTAACAATCAAGGCAGGAAGCTACACGAAGAGCACAGCTTGCTTGCAGGATTTCGTGTGCGAAATGATTATTAACAACATTAACGTTCAGAGACTATGATAGACCAGCAACTTTACATTGACGGTGTTTTGATGGATTTGCCGGAGAACACCGATGTGGTGCTCGACATCAAGAGCAACCTTTTTCGTGACGTCACAAAAATGACCTCAAACTACACGTACACCATCCAGTTACCACGGACGGTGCATAATCTTTCAGTATTGCAGCAAGCGGACAGACCGAAGAGCGGCAGCAGATACCCCTATATTTTCCATAAGTGCAGTTATTTCCGTGGAGGTGTGCAAATTATCAAGGACGGACGTTTGAACGTTCTGAGCATCGAGGAAAATGTTGAGGTCTCAATCTATTGGGGTATAATGCCAGCGTTCACGAAGCTACTAGAGAGCGGAATGAAACTGAACGAACTGGGAGTGACAGACAGAGTGCTTTTTGAAAAGTACAACACTCCAAACACCAGGGAGGAAGCCGTGAGCAATGGGATATTCTTTGCTTATTACAATCCATACCGAATTGAGAGCAAAGATAACTTTGGCATTAATTTGGTGCAGAGGAATAAATATACCACGACACAATACTCGCCTAGCCGTGGACGCATCAGAACAGGTACAGAGGTCGGAAAGTATATAAGCGGAAATATAGAGAGCGCATCGAACATGATCTGTGCTCTTATCCCTTTCTTGCCATCATCAACGGCAAAGGTGCAAGCGCAAGGAAAGGGCGATTACAGAAGCTATGCAGTACTGGATAAGTACATGCGGGTTATATCCGTGAGCGGAGAAGATGAGACGCTGGAAGCATACACCATCAGAGGAGAGGCTAGAGCTGCATACCTCGTAGTGAATGCACCTGCCGAATATTACAGCACTCTGTCGCTATCAGTTACCGGGCTGACACCTATGCACGAAATGATAGATGGCGATAATAAGGAGGATTTCGTAGGCGATGATGTGGCGGTGGATGAATATAAAACGTCCCCAAAATTCTTGCAGCCATGTGTGACCGTAAACTGGCTATTGTCAAGGATAGCGAGGAAGTCGGGCGTATCTTTCGTTTGGCAGGATGATGAAGCAAAGAAGATGTTGAACAACCTCGTTGTGCCTATAATCAACAACAAGGCAGACGACAAGACGATCATCGGTAATCTGACCGCAGACGTTAAGAGCCGTGACGGACTGGGAGCACTTTCCTTTTCCGTCAACAACTCATTGACGTCAGTCGCACCAAGCACTGGCAGTGATGTACAGAAACTGACGATAACGAAGGATTGCGAACTGACCTTTGATGTGCAAGTGCAATACTACGTCAGACATCAGTTTGATGACGCAGCGGAGATTCAGTTGCCTATGGGCGTGAAAATGACCGTAACAACACCAAGTACCACCGGAGGTGAGGCATCCACGCAGGAATACGAGTTCGGAGATTTGAAGTACGAGGATGGACAGGTTAAGTACCCGGTCGTACTACGCAGATATGCTATCGATGGCTATCTTTATTTGCTTTCGGCAGGGACAAACACTATATCGCTAAAGAAGGACGATGTACTGACGTTTGAGACTATCATGCACGGACCGGATGCGGGCGAAACTAACCCACCATCCGTTTACAGCGGCAAAATCACAGCGAGAGTCAAGATTGGAGATAGCGTTCCGATTGGTGGAAGTTTCCCTATCGGCATAAACCTGCCTGAAATCGAGGTAACAAACTTCATTAAGTTTCTGGCTTTGATAACTGGCTCGTTCCCTAGGCAACTGACCAACAGCACGCAAGTGCAGTTTATCATGTTTACCAGAGTTTGGGCAAACAAGGCGAACGCCTACGACTGGAGCGGAAAACTCATTCCGTATGATCGCCAAGGGTCGCCACGAAAAAGCGAGTATTCCGTTTCAGACTTCATGCAACACAACCGCTACAAGTGGAAGGAAGACGAAGAGACAACCGGGGACTATGATGCAGACCTCGCAATCAGCAACCAAACTTTAGGCTACGAGCAGGACACATGGACGCTCCCTTTTGCGGCTAGCGATGATAACCGCATACCGATAAGAACACTGGATTCTTTCGGCATGAAGAATGGTGGAGAGTATAAGGGATGCAAGGAGCGAATAATGACGCTTAGGGATGATAAGGAGCAAGCGGCACTGCGATTCGGTATTGACCTTCAGAACATCTTCGATACGAAGTACAAGCAGCTTGCAGCAAGCATCGCCAAGGCGCACGTAATCACAGAGCGGCTCAATCTGTCGGACTTGGATATTCTGGATTTTGACGAGACGAAGCCAGTGTACCTTGCCCAGTACGGAGCATATTTCGCAGTTCTCGAAATCAAGACAACAAGCAGCGGATATTGTGAGGTTACAATGATAGAGTTGAACAACTAAAAAGAACGAACTATGGTAAGTGAAGACAAACAGCAGATTCTTGACATCAAGGTCAAGTACGAGGATGCAATCTATGGCATCATCAGATACAAGGAAAAGATAGACCAGCTAAAGGCAAGCATCAAGGACTTGCAGCAGCAGGAAAAAGACAAGACCATCACGACAAACGAAATGAAGGTTCAGACGGAAGCCATCAACGCAACCATCAAAGAGTACCAGTACAACGTGCGAGCCTTGCAGAAGGAGATCCAGAACAACGTGCGCACAGAGAACGAGCAGGAGGGCAGTTTGAAGCAGTTGCGTGCCCAGCTTTCCAATGCCACCAAGAAATACGATGAAATGGCGAAGGCAGAACGTGAGGGAGCGAAGGGGCAAGCCCTAGCCCAGCATATCAACGAGATAACTGACAAGTTGAAGTTGGCTGAGGAGGAGACGCAACGATATTATCGCAACGTTGGCAATTACTACAACTCGATGATGCAAGCAGCAGATGACCTGCAGGGGACGGAGTTCTTTGGTATGGATATTGTCAATGATACAGAGGTTAGCAACATCATCAAACTGGCGCAGAATATGGATGGACTGACAGACAAGCTGAAGGCGTTCGGTAAGACCGCAATCGGCTTGGTTATGAATCCATATTTTGCTGCACTCGCTGGCGTTGTCGGTGTTGGTATGACATTCAAGTGGTTCTATGACTACAACAAGGGATTGATGGAAGCCACACGACTGACAAAGGAATTCACTGGCTACACCGGGGAAGCTTTGGAGACGATGAGGAACAGCATCGCAGCCACAGCAGATTCGATGGGAAAGGATTTCAATGACGTGCTCGCCACAGCTGACAATCTCATGGCTAACTATCACCTATCGGGAGAGGAAGCGATGAAGGTTATCAACGATGGCTTTGCAAGCGGTGCAGACCTATCAGGCGATATGCTCAACAAGATACAGCAATATGCGCCTACCTTCCACGATGCAGGAATATCGGCAGACCAGATGGTGGCTATCATCCAGCAGACACGTAGCGGTATCTTCAGCGACAAGGGTCTCGACATCATCGATATGGCGAGCAAGAAAATTCGTGAGATGAGCAGCGGCACGGCTTCCAGCCTTGATGCTATCGGCATATCCAGCAAGCAGGTGCAGCAAGACCTAGCCAACGGCACGAAAAGTACCTTCGATGTTATCCAAGAGGTCAGCACAAAGATGAAGAACTTCGGAGCGGACAGCCAGCAGGTGGGCGATGTTCTGAAAAACGTCTTCGGTAAGCAGGGAGCACAAGCAGGTATTCAGCTCATCGAGCAGCTAGACACGATGACAACAGACATCGAAGAAGTGAAGAAGCAGACCGGAGAGTGGGGAGAGACCCAGCTGGAGAACATCAAGCTGCACAAGGAACTGAACAGCTATCTTTCATCGATGTTCGATATGAGCCAGCACGGATTCGAGGAGATGATCGAGAAGGGCAAGATGTTCGGCACGAAGATTCTCATCCAGATAATGAAGGGATTGTTCAATACTATCAACTACTTCATCGACTGGTACAATGAGAGCCTTCTGTTGCGAGGGATAATCAATGCAATCGGCATAAATTTCCGCTTGATGTGGAACGCCATAAAACTCGTATGCAATCTAGCGATAGACGCATTCAAGAGGATGGGCTTTGCAGCCAAGGGAATGCTTGATATTCTCGAAGGTATTGTTACATTCGACCTATCAAAGGCGCAGAAGGGATTCAAAGAAATGTTCGATATATCCGGCACAATCAAGGAAGCATGGCATGACATCAAGAATGCTGGTATAGAGATAGGAAACACATTCGCTGACGGATTCGAGAACACCGTGCACGGAAGACTGAACCATCTAAAACTTGCGAACCTAGACGGTGGAGCGACCAGCAGCGAGCCAGCAAACGGAAACAAGGGAACGACACCAGCAGCAGCCAAGGGCAACACCACCAAGACCAAGGCACAGAGAGCCAAGGAGGAAACGGAAGCCAAGGCAGAAGCAGAGCGCAGGAAGAAGCAGGAGAAAGAATTGCAGGCACAGATTGCACTTATCCAGTTTCAGTACAACGAGCAAGTAATGGACGCAAAGAAGCGATACCTTGCAGGCATGTACGACAACGAGCGAGACTACAACAACGACCTCGAACAGCTCGAGAAGAACATGGTAGCGAGGAGCATTGACGCATACGTGGCGGCTGGTGAGATAGGAGCGGAAAAGGCGCAAGAAATGCAGGCTAAGCTACTCGACATCATGATAAAAGCGAAAGCGGACATCAAGAACCAAGCGAAGGAGATTGTGGACGAACTCAACAAGGAGTTCGAGGACGCAGAGAAGGCTCGCAAGGATGCGGACATCATGAACGGTGGCACTGGAGAGGAAGACGATACAGCCAAGCTTGAGAGATACAAGGCTTTCCTTCAGAGCAAGATGGACGCCTACAAGGACTATGCAGCCGTGCAGGAGCAGCTGCAGAAGGATTTGAGCGATTCCGAAGTCAAGGAGCAAGAGGAAGCCAACAAGAAAAAGGCAGCTTTGCAGGAAGAGCAACTGAAAATGATGAGCGACATGATACAGACCATGGGAGACGGTCTGTCCGAGTTCTTCGAGAGCGAGGATAAATCGCTGCACTCATTCCTCAAATCGATGCTGACATCAATACTTGACGCTATTGAAATAGCAGTTAACGCATACTACGCTCAAATTCTCGCCAAGGAGATTGCGAGCAAGTCGTGGGGAGGTGTTGCGAGTGCAGCTGCGTTGATGGTACTTATCAAGGCTGCGTTTGCGGGCGCAAAAGCACTCGTCAAGGGTTTCTCCACTGGTGGCTACGTCCAAGGCTCGGGCACTGGAACCAGCGACAGCATCCCGGCAAGGCTCTCAAATGGCGAGAGCGTAATGACCGCCAAGGCGACATCGATGTTCAGCCCTATATTATCCGCATTCAACCAGCTAGGCGGTGGCGTTCCTATCGTAGCAAACAACGGAGGCAGCAACATCGGCATGGATATGCTGGCGGCAGCTGTAGCAAGAGGATATCAGATGGCTCCACAGCCAGTAGTGAGCGTGGAGGAGATAAACAGAACCCAGCGGAGAGTGCAGACGATAGAGAATATCGGCAGGATCTAAGGTTGCTGTTATTTAATCAAGATTTGCGTTCTGAGCGGTTTTTGATTAAAGGTGATAAAGTTACACACCCAAGGCAACAAAAGCCGCTTAGAGCGCAAAATTTGGGCTTGTTTAGAAAAATTAACTGCTTACGAGATAAACATATTGAAAAATATCGTATCTTTGCAGCGTTTTAAAACTTAAAAAATACCGATTCAATGGCAAAACTCAGAATATACAACGACATCGACAGCCAAGACAACAAGTTTTGGTATCAATGGTGGGGTGGCGATTGTGTCTGCTTTCAGGATATAGATGCTTTTGCAGCAAGCATACCGAAAGACGATGATACCATCGATATGCGCATCTTCTGCAATGGCGGCTCTGTGGTTGAAGGCTGGGCAATCTACGACCGACTGCGACAGAGCGGAAAGAAGATTTCCTGCACCGTTGAGGGCAAGGCAGCATCCATGGCAACAATCATCATGCTCGCAGCACCAAAGGAGAACCGCAAGGCATACGAGAACGCTGCCTTCCTGCTGCACAATCCGTGGGTTCCTGGCTGGGGGTTGGGCGACCAGCTGAACGCAAAGGACTTGAAGAACCTGGGCGAGGAAATGCAGATGTGGCAGGATAAGATGGTGGACGCATACGTAGAGCGGTGCGAGTGCGATAGGGAAGAGATACAAGCCTTGATGGATAAGGACATCTTCATCAACACCAGCGAGGCTTTGCGCCTAGGTCTTATCAGCAGCACCATTGTACCACTCAGCGCAAGCGCATCGAAACGCAACATAGAAAATTTTATTAATTCAAAACAACAAAATCCAAAAGCAATGGAGAAAAAGACAGAAGTAAAGGCTTCTCTCCTCGACAAGATTCTCGCCAAGTTGGGCGTGAAGACACTGGAGGAAGCAGAGCAGGCGGTGGCAGAGCCACAAGCCAAGGCAGAGCCAAAGGCGATGGAACTCAACACAGCAGACGGACAGACACTGACCGTTGAGCGTGAAGAGGGAGATCCACAAGTTGGCGACAAGGCAAGTCCGGACGGAACATTCGAGATGCCGGACGGTAAGACAATTGTTGTCGAGGACGGTGTAATTACCGACATTCAGACCGCAGGCAATGAAGGCGGTGAAGGCAATGAAGGCGGTGAAGGCGGCAGCGCATCAAGCACCGACGACACCGTAGCAAAGTTGAAGCAGCAGGTAGCAGCACTCAAGCAGCAGTTGAACGACACCAAGGCGCAGCTGGCAGGCGCACAGAAACTCGCAAAGAGCAAGGAAGACATGCGCATCCTGAATGCCGTGAAGATGGCAGGCGGTGCTGAGAAGGTGCTGGCAGGCTACAGCAGCCACTACCAGCCAGCACAGCGACAGCCAAGCGGCAAGGGCGCAGGCGACAACGTGAACGCTGTCGAGGAAGGCAAGAATGCCATCAAGGAGAGACTTGCCAAGCTCCACAGAAAGGGCAAGAAGTAACCAAGTATTAACCCATTAAATCAAGAAAATAATGGCAGGATTTACAAAACAGCAGCTCGAGAACCTTAAACTCGAGCCTGAAAACCTCGCAAGCATCAAGGATGCCGTGCAGGAAACCTTCTACAACGATGAAGACTTCTCTTCATTCGTGAACATTCAGAAGGTCAAAGAAAAAGACCCTATCGCTCTTCTCGGAGAGATGGAAATGGTAGGTAAGAAGGGTGGCGGTTGCGACCCTACCTACGAGGAGAAGGGTATCGCTAACTCTCAGAAGCGTTGGGAACTCGGACAGTGGGAAATCCCTCTCAAGATTTGCTACGAGGCATTGAAGGGAACCATCGCTGAGTATTCATTGAAGACTGGTACAGCCATTGGCGACCTCACCAGCACCGACTTCATGACAATCTATGCAGATGCACTCCAGCGAGCCATGCAGCAGATGATTTGGCGTTTCGGCTGGCTTGGCGACAAGGAAGCAACACTGGCAAGTGAAGAAGGTGGCGGTGGCGGCAAGCTGACGGCAGGCTTAGATGTCAGTAATTTCAACGTCTGCGATGGTCTGTTCAAGCGCATCTTTACAGCCACAGCGACAAAGAACCATACCGCCATCGCAGCCAACAGCGAGACCACGGCAGCATTGCAGATTTCTGCATTGCGCAAGAGTGGTGCGGCTACTACACTTGTAGACACCATTTTGATGGATGCAGACACACGTATCGTTGACGACAGCGATGCCGTATTGCTCATGACACGCTCGCTTGCTGACGCATTGACCTACGACCTCAAGAAGACCTACCACGACATTATGCCATGGGAGAAGTTGTTCGATGGCTTCGAAGTAGCGACCTACAACGGAGTGAAGATTGCACGTGTCGGCATCTGGGACAGAATGATTAAAGCATACGAGAAGGGCGCAACGACAGTCAACCTTCCACACCGTGCGGTATTCTGCAACCCTAAGCATCTTATGATTGGTACAGACGCAGACAATCTCATCAGCGACCTCGACATCTGGTTCGACCAGAAGGAGCGCAGAAACTATCTCTATGCTACTGGTAAGATTGGCACGGCTCTCCTCGAAGAGGACATGATCCATGCAGCTTACTAATCGCTCCAAATTTTCAGTTTAGTATTAAGTTATTTTGACAATCCTCAACACCCACAAAACGGTGTTGGGGATATAACAATTTAAAACGAATTAATATGGCAACAACTTGCGAGAGCCTTATCGCTCAGGACATCATCATCCCTTGCGAAGACCAAGTAACAAAGGGACTGGAGGGCGATGGACTTATCATCAACCGAGACGACATCGACTTCACCAAGTCCGTTGTAGCGGGCAATATAATTAAAACATTAGTTTTGAAGACTGGCAAGAAAGCATACGCTATCCGGCAGGAAGGCAGCAAGCCATTCACTGGAACCAAGACCGAGCTGACCGTTGGCACGTACCGCAACAGCTGGAAGAACACCGTAGCAGTCGTGGTATTGGCTAACACACCTGACGTTTGCGCCAATATCATTGACGGACTGGCGAATGGAAAGTTCGTTATCATCCTTCGCAACCTCTCTAAGGGAGCGGAAGGAAAGGCAGAGTATCAGGTATTCGGATATGCGCAGGCACTGAAGGCAAGCGCAGGCGAGAACGACAAGTACTCAGACGATACCGAGGGCGGCTGGCTTATCACGCTGGAAGAGGAGAGCGTACCAAAGGCAGCTTACTTCTTCTTTGACACCGACAGCGAGACAACAGCAGCCAAGTATCAGAGCCTTCTGACGGAAGCAGCAGCGTAGCCTATGACATACAAGGAAGCAACAGCCAAGGTCAGGGAGTTGAAGGCACGTTTCGACAGTCCCTTTGATGCAACTGACAAGGCAGTTATAGAAACTCTATATTTCGAGGTAACACGCAAGCGTTTTGTTCCGACAACCTGCCAGCAGTGTTACCACGATGCTTTAATCGAAATTTATCTAAAACTCAAAAAAGAAAAGGCAATGCCAAAAACATGTAATTACGCAATGAAGGCAGGTTTTATCATTTCCTGCCCGGACTTCTACCATGGTAAGATTTTCACGAACGAGAACCTGACCGACAAGGTAGCGCACGAATATCTGACGAAGTACCCACACATGGAAAGCTACTTCCAAAAGATACCCAGCGATGAACTCATCGAGAACAAGCAGCCGCCAGCAGGCAGCGACAGCGGTGCAGATGATACCACCGGGAAAGATCCTGCCGAAAAAGCAGCAGGCAGCGACAAGAAGAAAGACCTCGACCAAGCCGAAAAAGCAGGCAAGGAAGAAGAGTAAAACAACAAGTAAAACGACACAAGCAGTATGAACGTTAAGACAGTTAAGAAGCCAAAGCGAAGGATTGATATTGGCTACATCAGCCGATTCAAGATGCAGGCATACGGATATGATAATCTTTATCCGCAGAACCTCGCACGCATCACGGAAGCCAGCGGAACGGCAATGCTGTGCCTTAACCGCTACGCCCGATTTATTGAGGGCTACGGCTTTGATAGCGACATTCTAGCATCGTTGGCGATGAACCCACAAGGGGACACGGCAGACGATTTGCTCCGGAACGTAGCGCAAGACCTCGCACGCTTTGGAGGCTTCGCCCTTCACGTTAACTACAACGTTCTAGGGCAGGTGTCGAGCGTGAGCCACGTACCCTTTGAAAATTGCCGCCTTGAAGAGACGGACGACAAGGGGAGCGTGGCGCACGTCTTGCTGCATCCAGACTGGGAGCAGAAGAAAACGAGGAACGGAAAGCGGTTGATGGTAAACGAGAAGACTATCGAGCGCATCAACGTATTCAATCCCGACCCCGACATCGTTCTTGAACAGATTGAGAACGCTGGCGGCATCGACAGCTATAAAGGACAGATTCTGTGGCAGAGCCTAGACGGACAGTTTATTTATCCTACAGCAAGCTACGATTCAGCAATCACGGAGATTTCGACCGATGAGGGACTGGGCAACGTCAAGATGAGAAACGTCCGCAACAACTTCCTCGTATCGTGTATGCTTGTAACCAAAAAGGGCGTTCCAAAGTTCGATGAGAATGGCGAAGAGGTGGAGAGCGGACAGATGATTTCCGATGAAGACCTTTTGCAGTTCCAAGGGGACGAGAACACAGCGAAGATTCTTGCGGTCGAGGTTGAGAACGAGGAAGACGAGCCGAAGGTTGTTGCTTTCCCAACGAAGAACTTCGACAAGGAGTTTTCCGTGACCGACAGCAGCGTTATCGAACGCATCTATGCCCAGTTTCACCAAGAACTCTTCTACTCCATCCGTATTGGCAAGCTGGGATTCAGCGGACAAGTTATGCAGGACGCTTACGAATACTATGCTGGCGAAGTGACAACCGAGCAGCGTTTCATCGAGCGAGCCTTCAAGAAGATTTTCAAGAATTGGCACGACCCAGCCATTCAGAACCTAGACCCCAAGCTACAGCCGCTAAAGTATATCAGCAGCGAGGTGGCAGGGAACAACACGATAGACTAATTGATTGAGCCTATGGGAGAACAGAGAAAACAACTTATCACGGTTGATCAGTTCCAAAAACTGGCACGACCGACCAGCACACACCTAGATGAGGATGAAGTGAACGCATACATTCGAGAATGCGAAGATGCGAACATCATACCAGCCATCGGGTATGAGCGGTTCAAGGCAGCGACCGAGCAGGGAGAGTGGGACGATTCAGTATTGCCCGATTTCCAGCCTTCGGTATTCCTGGACGGTGGCGAATACACCACCAAGAAGGAGGGCGATTGCAGCCAAGAAGAAACCAAGGTGCAGAAGTACACCAGCGGAATACGCAAAGCACTCGCTTATTTCACGTATGCGAGGCTTTTTCGTGCCGATGGCACAATTATAAGCCGAGCAGGTGGAATGCGCCACAGAGACGATTATTCAGACCATGTTCAAGATTTGTCGAACAACAAGCAATACAACGACATCATGGACATGGCAGAAAGATATTTATCAGATGCACTCGAATATCTCAAGGCATTCACCTCGAAAGGAGAAGTGAAGGCACAGCGAGGAACAAGGGCACACATTCACGCAATAGGCAACTAAAAGCACATAAGACATGAACGAGGATATTCAAAAAATGCTCCGTATGGCAGAGCTGATACGAGATGCAACGCAGGTTGGAGAAAACACAGCGGTGCGTGTCGGCACGGAAATTTACGACATCGTTGTCGAGTTAAGCAGGATGCTTGCCATGATGGACGATAAACTGGAGAACGATGCGGTCGTTAGGATTATCAAGAGTGAACTCGCCAAGATAACAATAACGGAAGCGCAAATTGCGGATGGGGCGATAACGGCAGCGAAGCTTGCCGATGGCTCTGTAAAGAACAGACACCTAGCATCCAATTGTGTGACCTCAGATAAGCTACAACCGGGAGCGGTCAAACACGACCATCTGACCGAGGACTGTATATCAACTGGAAACATCAGAGACGGCAGCGTGACAGCAAAAAAACTCGGCACGGACATCTACAAGGATATTTCAAACAGAGTGACCGACATCGTGACGAAGGACTTCCCTCCAGCAATCACGGAGGAACAGATAACAGATATTACTAGTAAATAACAATTTAAAACAATAGATTATGCAATTTTTAGACGCAATAGGCTTAGCATATTTCTGGGAGAAGATTAAGAACTGGGTTAATATTAATTATTTATCATTAACTGGTGGTACAATTAGAGGAAGTGTGTCTTTTTTAAATGATGCAGATGGTGGTAAGTCTATAAGAATAGACCCATCCAGTATTACTAATAGTAGGTATGGGGTTAATTATCTTTTTGCAAGTGGAAAAATGATTCCTATTGGTGAAGCTAATGGTGTTGCAGGACTTGATGCCAACGGAAGAATCCCGCTCGCACAACTTGGCAACCTCGATACATCTTTGTTCAAGTTGGTAACCAGCCTTCCTTCATCGGGCGAGAGTAACAAGATATACATCGTTAAGGACGGAAGCGATGCCAACGATGTGTATCAAGAGTATTACTATACCAATGGCGCGTGGGAAAAAATCGGTACTCACGCCGTGAAGGTCGATTTAACGCCTTACGCCAAAAAGACGGAAGCGGTAAAAAATGTGGATTTCAGAGGTGTAGAATCCGATGGGACTCAAACTTCAAGCACTGCATCTCGAAATCTTGTATATACACTAGGTGATGGGAGTGAGAAAGTAGTGGCTGTACCTCTTGCTGAACCCAGAACTACTGGGGGAAGACCTTATCCTGGTCAAAACGGCTTCATGAGATCCTCCGATAAGGCTAAGCTAGATGGCATTGCGGATGGTGCAAACAATTACACCCTGCCTACTGCCAGTGCATCGGCGTTGGGTGGTATTCAAGTAGGTTATGCAGCCAACGGAAGAAACTATCCAGTGCAGTTGAGTGGAGGGAAGGCATACGTTAACGTTCCATGGACTGACACGAACACCACCTACGACTTGTCGCCTTATGCTAAGACGGCAGACGTAAATACAGCCCTATCAAAGAAGGTTGACGTGGTAAGCGGAAAGGGGCTTTCGACCGAAGACTTCACGGCAGCACTCAAAACCAAGTTGAACGGCATCGCCAATGGCGCAACAGCAGATAGTGCAATAACTACAGCAGAGATTGATGCTTTATTTGCTTAATAATAATTTTAAAAATTAATTAATATGAAGTTTTTAGATTTAAATGGACTAAACCATCTTTGGACGAAAATAAAAAATACATTCGTAAAAAAAAGCGATATAGGCGTAAGCGTGTGCCCATTAAGTTCGAATGTAGTACCCGCTAATAATATAGGTAATTATAATGTTTTTCACGTTCCATTAAAAGGTACTTCTATTAAATTATCATTAGCGTATAATGTGGTTGTTTTATCTGATTGTGACAGTGTCCATTTTCAATTGGAACCAAAACCTGATAGTTATCAAATTGTTGTAGATGTATATACACCTATGATAACAAAGAACATTCCTGTTACGGTAGATCCTTCTCATTTGCAATGGAAGAGTTTTGATGGTACACCCACACTTAGAGCTTTTTTGCCCAAAAAAGCTTATCATTTGGTTATAGATTTAACTGGAACTATTTACTGTAAAATTTACTAAAATTTTAAAATTATATATGAATGACAAGGAGAAAGAACTATGGCGAGTTATAGACAATGTAATCAAGTGTTGCGCCATCGAACTGCCGAACGGAGAGTTGAGCATTACGAGAGAAGACGTTCTCGGCAAGTCGAGAGCCGAAAACCTCGTAATGACACGATGTATGGTCGTTGAGCAGATGATACACGCAGGATTCAGCATAACGACCACTGCGACCGTATTAAACCGCACCGTTCCAGCAGTGAGACATCTTTGCAAGATGGCTTACACATACATCAGCACTTCTCGAGTTTATCGACTTGCCACGGCACAAGCGACCTTGCTAAACAAGGACGTAGAGCCGATTTGTATTTAATCAAGAAACAAAAAGAAAATAACCAAAAGCGTTCTTTGACAATAATTCGATAAATACCAGTGTACTAACTTTTTGGAGCGAGCCAAAAATCAGAGTAACTTTGCAGCGGATTCCAATATTTGGCTTCCGTAACGTAATTAACTCAAAATTTTATGGCAGACACAATCGAGAAAGTTTATTGCACTGGGGACGGTGGCAATGACAACCTAGCAGCAGCGTTGCTCGCTAGAGGTAGAGACAATGATCCAGCGACTATGCTGGCAGCAATGAACGGTGGTATGGGCAACTGGATGAATAACCCGTTTGCCTATATGATGATGATGGCTTGGATGCGAGACTGGAATAACCGTGGCGGCAATTTGCAGGACACGGAATTGCAGAATCAGATTGCGAGCCTTCGCACACAGATGCAGGACGGCAATAATACGGCTCTCCTGATGGACGCAGTGAAGGGCAACAGCGTTGCTCTTGGTCAGCTGGCGCAGAATCTTAACTGCGATATGAACCAGCTGCAGAATGCAGTCTGTGGCGTGCAGGCAGCAATCCAAGATGTAGGCGGCAAGGTTGGTTTCAGCGCAGAGCGAGTAATCAACGCAGCGAACCTCGGAAACCTCAACATCATCCAGCAGTTGAAGGACTGCTGCTGCACCACGCAGCAGAACATCATCAAGATGGGCTACGACAACCAGCTGGGGCAGAAGGACATCGAGAACTCGATGCAGCGAGGATTCGATTTCAACAACCGCAGCATAGAGCGAGGCTTCTCGGCACTCGGTTTCCAGCTTCAGCAGGACAAGTGCGACATCATCCGCTCGAACCAAGACAACACCCAGCGTATCGTTGACGTTCTCAACAATCACTGGCATCAGGATTTGCAGCAGCGGTACAACGATGCACGCCTTGAGTTGAGCCAGCAGCGACAGAACGCTGAACTGATTGCAGCGTTGAAGACAACCACAACCACCACTGGAGCGTAGGCGGTCTGAACAAAATCTATCAAGGGGCAACTCGCTGTTCTATCAGTGAGACCCCTTTTTGTCTATTTATCGAATTATCTAAAAAGAGCGCATTATGGAATTTAAAAATATTCAGAGAAATCACCCGGTCTATCTGCTAGACAAGCAGACGGTGGAAGTTAAGGAAGGCAAGGTCGTAGACAACCAGCCGCACATCAACACTGGCATCGCAACCATTTCCAGCAGCGGACAGCCAATGCGAGACGTAACAATCGAGGTTGAGGGAAAGCAGACCATCTACACCATACCCGAACACCTCGGAGTTACCTTTGCAGGCGAAACCGTACTGGCAACCGATAAGGCAGACCTTTTGCCCGAAGTAGGCAAGTTGGTAAATGAAGCCGATGAGATAATCAAGGCATACGAGCCAAGCAAGGAGCGGAAAGCCAAAGGCGAGGAACTTCTTGCAGCTTTGAACCCGGCAATCAAGGAGAAGCAGGAAACCGAAAAGCGTTTCAAGGCACTTGAGGGCGATATAAGCGGCATTCGTGGCATGGTAAAACAGTTACTCGACAAACTAGGATAGGAGGGCGCACAATGAAGAAAATTATCGTTTTGCGCCATTCTTCTGATAGAGAGGAAGAGCGACACCAGCACCAAGAGAGCGACATCATCCACGGCTTGCCATACGAGAAGGCAGCAAAGGCACTCATGGGAGCCAGTGGGTACGTTGCATACGTTGCGAAGCACGGCTACCACTTCACGAAACAGCTAGCAATAAAGGCAAGCGAGCAGATGAAGAACGTAGACGGAACGAGCCACCGTTGGACGGTAGACGAAATCCGGCTGGCAACAAACAACGAGATAATCTCCAAGGGCGCAACCATCGGGGATATTCTCTATTTGGCAAATATGGCTTATGCGGACTTCTACCCGAAGGTAATCAAGACCGAGAGCGACTGCGTACAGTATGCTATTGCCGTAGCCAGTGATCCTGACGGATACGAGGGTATGGCATTCTGCAGGTGGACGGCAGACATCATCGGGAAGGGCGTGACCATTGACTGGGAAAAATTGGAATAACCAAAAAAAATAAATTGATATGAGCGAAGTATTTCACGATTTTCAGGTGCACCACCTTTATTTGTGCGCCCTAGTAATTTTTATCTGTTTCGCTACAATTCTGATAGCGATGACAATTGACCTGATAGCAGGCATACAGAAGGCGAAGGAACTGCATGTTGCAAGAACTTCAACCGGATTGAAGAAGACGTGCGACAAGGCGAAGAAGTATTTCCCCACATTCGGTATAGCTTCGCTTATGGACGTGGCTACGTGTATTATCTCTCCCTTCCCTCTGTTCGCCATTGCCTGGACGGTGTATCTGCTTCTGTGCGAATTTAAGAGCATCCGGGAGAAGGCATACGAGAAGGCTGAGATACGCAAGCAAGACCGCACGATGCAGGTTATCCTCGAGAATAAGGACGAAATTGCGAAGGCGGTTGTCGAGATAATGAAAGAAGGGCGAAAGAAAGGAGGAGATAATGAGGATAACTAGAGCGCAACTTCTAAAGGTAATGCCGAATGCAGGCAGCAGGGCAGACATCTATCTTCCAATCATCAACAGATGGGCAGAGCATTTCCACATTAATACTCCTTTGCGTATGGCGCACTATCTCGCACAGATTGCCCATGAGAGCGGTGAACTAAGATACACCAAGGAACTGGCAAGCGGCAGAGCCTACGAGGGCAGGAAAGACCTCGGCAACACTCAGCAGGGCGATGGCGTGAAGTATAAGGGCAGAGGTCTTATTCAGATTACCGGGCGAGCCAACTACCGGGAGTATGGCAATTATTGCGGCTTCGATGTTGTGGACAGTCCCGAACTTCTGGAGCGTCCTCTGGGAGCAGCGAAATCCTCGATGTGGGTATTCGACACCTTCGGCTGCAATGAGTTGGCAGACCAAGACAACTTGAAGGCTATCAGAAGGAAGATAAACGGAGGGTACAACGGACTGGCAGCCTGCGAGAAGTATTTGAAGCGAGCCAAGGAAGCCCTGAAAATCGAGGTGCTTGCATAATAAACACATCAATCAAACATTTCAAAGTATGGAAAATTCAAGAAAAGGGCGAAATTTGCGTTCTGTGGCGTTATTTCTCGCCATGCTTATAATTACCCCACTTTTGATTTTTGGCTGTTCCTGCGCTAAAACAGCCCAAAATAACACGGTTTATCACGACAGCGCACACGCCAGTGCAAGATGTGACAGCGTGAAACAGCGACATATACACTGGCAGGACACCCAGCAGCACGACAGCATATTCAAGCATGACAGCGTGCTTGTCTATATCAAGGGCGACACCGTAATCAAGGAGCGGTGGCACAATCTTACGACCACCAGATGGAAGACATCGACCAAGACGGACACCATCGTAGGCGATACCTATGTTTTCGTGACTGACACCGTAAAGGTCAAGTATTACGTCAACCGATACAAGACCAAGGAGGTGGAGAAGCCAGCGAGCACATGGCACAAGATAAGGCTATTCATTGGCGATTGCGTGATTCTGTTTCTGTTCCTTCTTGCGGTTAACTGGATAAAGGAGCGCATCAAGAAGAGAGTTCAATAGGTTCAATCATAATATCAATTTTTAGAAGGGCAGGGAGCGCAGGAGAGCGTTTTTCTGCCCATTTTTTTGCAAAGAACACTTTTCATTGAGAGAAAAGGGGTAGGGGTTATGAGAGTTAGATTATATTCATTCTAGCTAATGCGTGCAGGTTATTATTATATAGAGCGTGGAAAGCGTACCGAAAACAGCCAAAAGCGTACCGAAAACAGCCAAAAGCGTACTGAAAACAGCCTAAAACGTACAGAAAACGACCGAAAATAGCCGTGCTTACGACATAAACAGCCAATAAAAGTTAAAATATTAATATCTTTCGGGAAAAGTTTTGGTGGAACCGAAAAATATTAATATCTTTGCATCATGTTTAGGAGATAAGCACTTTGAAACATTCGGTAACTAAGCCCTAGGCAGCACGGTTAAGCCAAAGAAAATGAAAAAGTCAAATTCAAACATTTTAGAGTTTACAACAAAGTTTATCAACTCAAACTTTCGTATCAAGGTCTTCGGACGCACAGAGGATGGCAAGAAGATAAACACACTCGTAGGAGTAAGCGGAATTTTAAAACTCATCGGAGCGGAACTCTTCAACAAGTTCATCAAGCGAGCATTGAAGGCTGGTATGGACGCTTGCCGCTGCGCACTCAGAAGAGGATTGGTTGTAACATTGTATGCTAAGTAATCAAGGGAGGGTGAAGCTATGAAGAAGTATTTTGTAAACGGCAAACAGATTTCCGAGACAGAAGCAATCTTGATTGATATGGAGAATAAGAGATTGCAGCAGAGCAACAACATTGCAGACTGGGCAGGTATTCAATTTATAATTCAAAGATAGGAGGACAGAGAAATGAGCGACTGGAAAGTATGGAGAGTAATCGAGTACTACGGAAGTCACACCGTAGCACTCGTAAAACCCGAAATCAACGGAAGAGACAAGGTTGTTGAGCACTCAAACAAGTGGTTCGGATTTTCAGAAATAAAAGAAGCCGATAAGCTTGCAGCCCAACTTAACGAGCGAGACGGATTAAAAGAGCTTTACGATTAAAGATAGGAGATAAAAGCATGGCAAGAGCAAAATATTACATCAAGAGCCAGATAGAAGGCGAGGAAATCGAGGAGTTGGCAAACTTTACACGCAAGGACAAGGCAGAGCAATTCTTGAACGGCTTGTTTAGGGAATATAAAAAAACCTATAATTTTTATCCACACTGGGTACGTCAAGGTTATTTCAAGACTGAATTTGCATGCTTAGGATTGAATCGTACAACAGAGTATTGGATAGAAAAGTATTAACCAGCTGGGGACAACCCCAGCACAAAACAACAAGAATATGGATACATCAAATATGGTAAAGGTAACACTGGCAAAGGTAAGAACAAAAGGTCAGCACTACTGGGATAAGGAAGGTACAGAGTACGTTTGCAGCGGTGGGGCTGTCGATTATTCAGTTGACGGCACTTGGTACTGGAACAGAATCGGAAAAGGTCAGAATAGCAGGGTGTTCATCGAGAAATAAGAAAATTATGGAATTAGCACTTTTAAGAGCGGTAGACCGCAAGAGAAATGTTGTAGGGATAAAAGAAATTGAGTTCGACAACAAAAAACAAAGAATGATGCAAGCAAAGGCGTTCGGGCGCAAAGTAGGTGCATTTAAAGTTTACATTAACTGGGCGACTGGCATGGAGATATATACACCTTCCGAACATTGCTTTGAGAGAATAAACAGATAACAATTTCAACAGAATTATTAACCAGCAGGGCGCAAGCCCTGCACAATATATCAAGATATGAAACAATACATTTTGAACGGCAAAAATAACCTTGGGCAAGTTGATAGTCACATCGAAGACTACAGAACCAAGGAGATAATGGAGGAAAGGTTTTCTCGAATTAAGGAAACCTTCAGGAACAACCCATTTGCAGAAATGATGGAAGAAGGAGACCGGCACTTCAAGGTTAAAATGGGTGGAGTGACATACAAGTATTACATCACGGAACGAGAATTTTAAATTTGGCAAGATATGAAGGAATACGACAAGATACCAGCACAAGCAGTGGTCGAGGTAACGACCAGCTGGGGAAGAACCTGCCTGCGAGAGATTGGGCGAGACCTCAAGGAAGGCACGGTGCTCGATGGCTATTATTATCCGGTAAGCAAGGCTTTCGACTTTAATTGGAAGGGAGAGGGCGCAATGCTGTGGATCGGGGACAACGGAAGGCTTGTCAGTCTTGGAGAAGGACAAAAGCATAAATACATGATGCTTGGTCGTCTATTATCCGATTGCAAGTACTTCCTTCACAACCCATACGAGCGACACCTCTATTTTCCGAGCATCGCCCGGCATTGCAAGGAAATGCGCCAGTACTGGCTGGAGTTGAATATCAAGCCGGAGTGGCTAAGCTACAAGCAGATTGGCAAGCTTGAGCACAAGATGAACCGAATGAAAACGAAGTTAGATAGACAATTTAAAAAAGACAGAAGACAATGACAGAACAAGAGTACAGAGAAGCCCTGCACGAAATCAACGTGAAGGCTGAGAACGAAAGAAGAATACTGGCAAGAGCATTTGCTACTGAGCACAGCTCAGTTTTGGTAGGAGATTATATCAGCGACCATTGCGACACGATAAGGGTTGAAAGCTGGGAGATTTCGAAGAGAACCCACGAATACAACTCCTTGCCTTGCCTGGTATATCGCGGTATGACCTGCAAGAAGGATGGCACGCCACGAAAGAACCCGAAGAGGTGTAGCATCTATCAGTGCAACCTTTTGCGAGTAAATGGAGAACCAGTAAAGAATCACGGATATGGAGAAGAATAGAAGAAACATCAAGAGAACGAAGAAGGGTGCAGGCGCAACGGTCAAGCTGGTTGGCATACAGATAGACAACGACCTGCTGCCTTTCCTCAACGCATTGCCCAACAAGTCACGATTTATCAATGATTTGTTGAGAAAGAAATTTTTTGGCAAATAATTTGGTGGTTTCAAAGGAAAAGCGTACCTTTGCATCACTGAATGTTTAAAGTGGTCTCCACTTATTACCCCAGCGGCTCGACTTTTTCACCGCTGGGGTATTTTTATGCTCTTTTCCCGATTTACCCCGAAATTTGCGTTCTGTGACGCTTACGTGGTAAGCACGTAAAAGTATCCCCAAAAACAATTTGAGCCGTTTCTGCGGCAAATTCGCAAGAAATAAGGCTATTTTTTGTCGTAGAGCACGTAATCAATAACCCTGCGGTTGGCTTCATCTACTCTCGATAGGTCTGCATTGATGTAGGTATCAGTTACCCGGACACCGAACGAGTGACCCAGCGCAAGCGACACCACGTCCTTTTGAATTCCAAGATTGAAGGCGATAGATGCCCACGTATGGCGAGCGTAGTACGTAGTAAGCCCTGGGCGCACCTTTGCGAGTTTCTTGTTAATCATGACCGTTGCAACATCAACGTTCCTGAAATGCTCCGAGAAACGAAGCAGCTTCTTTTCCCCCTTGTACTTCTCGATGATTCGGAGAGCTTCGGGATGAAGAAGGATGGAGTAATGCCTACCAGTCTTCGCTCGGTCGTATTCCAGTCTTCCACGGACGATATTCTCATTTGTCAAGGCAAACAAGTCACTCACGTTGATACCAATCAGCAGGAACATCAGCAGGAACATGTCGACCAGTTCATCACCACCAGCTTCGAAGATAGAGCGGATTTCCTCAACGGACAAATCTCGCTTTTTCGTTGTCTCAAGCCGGAGACTGTACCTGCGGAATGGGTAGTTTTTCGTCTGCTCATTATCTATCGCCAAGTTAAAGACAGCAGCGACACAGAGCATCCTGCTGGCTCTGGTATTCCTAGACAAGCCTTCCTTTGCCATGAACGCATCGAACTCTTCAAGCCAAGACCGATTAATCTCATCGTATGTAAGAAGAGCCGCTTTTTCCTTCCCTAGGAAAGCTTCAATCTTTGCCCAAGTATACTTGTATCTGTTTATAGTATTTTCTTTCAGATTCCTGCCCTCGTAGGCAATGAAGCCATCACGAAGAAGAGCGACCTTTTCCCTTGCAGGCTCGGCTTCAAGCATGATTAAGTCCCGGAGTTCCCTAGCCGTAATATCTCCCCGGTATGTTTCCCTGCATTGCGCCTTCATCATCATTCTGTTGTAGAAATTAAGACGGTCAAGCAGGAAGTCGTTGATAGCATCACGATCCGGACGCTTGCGCACCTTGCAAGCCCTTTTATCCCACTCGTCTTTCTTGCAGTATTGATTGAGGGAAATGAAGGCAGTCCCACCATGGTGGTTGACAGCAAGCCGGATGGAGAACGTACCATCCTGCCTTTTTACCCTCGTATCTAAATATAGTCTAAGTGTTGCCATAATTCCGTGCAGTATTTATTCAGTTTATTTTCAGCGTTAAGAGCCGCAATTGTGCAACATGGTGCATGATTGCGGCATTTTCAAGTTATCAGAGCATCATAGAACCCCTTTAAACACTGAGAAACACAGTAAAGTTGTACTCAAAATCATAATCTTTTCCTTTCTTTTTTATGTTATTATCAATGTTATTTATAGCTTAGACGATAAAAGTAGTGAAAAGGTTGC